AAGGAACATCCTGACATAACGTTTATTGAGATATCAACAATAGAACAAGTATTCACTCATGTTTTTACAAATGATAATATCACAGTATAATATAAAATTTAGTAAAAATGATTTCTATTAATAATTTGCGTGAAGTTCTATATATTTTTGCACCATTCATAATAGTATGTTATTTTCTACTATTGTCAATATTTAATACTGATATGAAAGGTATAATATATTTGATAGGATTAGTAATATCGTGTATATCAACAATATTTATAGGAAATGGGATAGTTGGAAAATTCAATAATAAAGACAAAGAAGCATTGTGTAATATAATAACAATAAATCATATTTCTGAGTTTTCAAATATACCAATTAGTTTAACCGTATATTGTTTTACTCTGGCTTATTTAACGTTTACAATGTTATCGTTAACCCCCACATTTATAATACGTGCAATGATTCCAATAATATTCCTTGTTGTATTAATTGTTATGGATATTTTATGGATATCAGGAAAGAAATGTTTCGGTATAGAACAAATAAGTACAGCAGTAGGATTATCAACACTATTTGGTCTTGGATGGGGGTATATAATCAATAGTATAAACAACAAAGGTTTACAATATTATACAAGTGAAGACAACACTTGTACCATGCCAAAGAGAAGGATGTTTAAGGTAAATAGACTGTATAAAAATAAGAATAAAGATGATGTAGATAAACTATATGGTAAGAAATAAGAAACGATATGAGTGAAATTAAATATAATATTTATGATAATATAATTGTAATATTAATATATACAATTATATATAAGAATAATGGAAGTAAATATAAAGACATTTTTATACATATTTTTGCATTTATGTCCATTTATATTGGTTTGTTTTTTTACAATTTCATCCATATTTGGTAATGACATAAAGGGAATTGTATATTTAGTTGGATTATTATTAAGTATTGGTCTTGTAATAATGAGCGAATCTATCTTCCCTAATCTTGATGATAGTTGGTTTAATGATAAACAAAATGCTATGTGTAACCTTTTTTCATTTGGTCAAAGTAGTTTATCAAAATTATCAATTGGACAAATAATAATCGGGTTTTCATTTTCCTATTTGGTTTATACAATGAGTGTTGTAAATGAAGAGCCAGTATTCGCATCAAACTGGCCAACAATTGTTTTCTTTTCACTATTAGTAATAGCTGAATTAGGAATAAATACAAATATAATGACATTTATAAAGGAACATTGGGGAAAGGTTATAACAGGAGGAGTAAGTATAGGTATAGTTGTTGGTTTGATATATGGAATATCCGCTTTATTCTCTTCTACAAGTGTAGGTGACTATTTTGTAGAACATATGTATTTAATAATTACCAATTTACTGATTATAGGATATCTGGTATACCAATTTTTTACAAGTGATAGCTTTAAGAAATTAAAGCAAACAACCACAGGAGTACAATCGGGTGGAGGAGCGGAAGAATATTGTTATGAATGGCATACCAGTATATTAACCTATATTATAGCGGGAGGACTTGGTGTAGGATGGGCATCAATCGTTTCCGCGTTTGAAACTCCCCGATTACAATATTTTAATAATGGAGAAAAAGGTAGTACATGTGGTAAAGTAAAAAATGACCAATTTGCATGTAAGGTATATAAAAATGGTGATCCAAATAAAGCGGCAATGACGGATGATTCACAATGTCCATTAAATGGTGCAAACAACAGGTTATTAGAGGGTGTTGTTACGAGAACTGGATTTAATACAGGTACATATAAGAATATTCGTCAAGAGAATTCCCTTGCGTCGGGTGGAACAGATGCAAGATTTGATGTTACAGTCAATGCTGCAGGTGAAATATCAGGTATAGTGGTTGTCAATAATGGTAAAAATTATAAAAAAGGTGATGAAATCGCAATAAGTAAGGCATTCTTAGGTCCATCAACCAAAGACCTTTATATTAAAATAAAATCAAACAGATTACTTGATTGTAGTGAAAAAGCTTAATTGCAATGAAAGTAGAATAAAATCATAATAATTAGAATACTTATTATAATTTATCTATCAAAATTATGAATATTTGTATGTAACCAATCTTGAATATTTTTAGCCATACGTCTACGATGCATACCATCTGCAATCATTCTTACTGAATGGTGTTCCATTTTAAAATAATACAAAAAATTATTAGTAATATTAATAAGGTTTGCATTTTTATATTTTTCAATCAATTCCTCATATGAAAAAACGGGTTTATGTTTACGTTCATTAACATTATTATGAAAAACAAATAAAAATTTAATCAAATCATCCTTACATATAATGGAAGTAGGATTCATTCTTTGTATATATTGTTTAGCGTGTTCAGTACACGATGGACATGGTAAATTATAACAAATATTTTTTATTAATTCTAAAATTTGTAATTTGTATTGTTGAAATTCTGCTGGCTTTATTTTAGCTGCAATTGTATGCAAAAAATACCAAGTCGGTGCACCCCATAACATTGTATCCTTCTTTTGATTGGTTGGAGTTATTGTTTGTTGTACTTTTTGAGGCGGTTTCGGTTTCGGTTTCGGTGTTTGGAATATATTCATTGATATGTTCCCTTTGCTTGTATTTGTAGATGCATGAGATATATTCGTAGATTTTACGACACTTCGTGGATTTGTAAAATACATTTAACTATTATAATAGATAAATATAAAAAATATATCATAATAAAACATATATGGCATCAAAACAAGAACTAATAAATACAATAAAAGGTTGGGTAAAACTTGACAATGAAATACGTTCGTTAAAAAAAGAACAAAATACGAGAAATAATGATAAAAAAGAACTATCAAAACAGTTAATAGAGATAATGAAAACAAATGAGATAGATTGTGTAGATATCAAAGACGGACAATTATGTTATGTACAACAAAATGTAAAAAAACCAATAACAAAAAAGAATCTATTGACTATATTATCTAAATATTATAAGGGAGACATAGAAAAAGCTACAAATATTACAGAATTTATTTCATCAAATCGTGAAGAAGTAGTAAAGGAATCAATAACTCGTAAAATTAAAGAATAATATAATTAAACCAATCCAAAATCAGGTATTGTAATATTTCCCCCATTGTTTATATATTTTGCAATTATTCTTGGGTTTTCAATCGTGTTCATGATATCCTCAGTATTATATACATTTTTATTATGGTCAATATAGTAAACAATACCCATGATTTCTTTTGCAAATACGTCTACCGATTTAGTAGATTCTGTTTTATCTGTTTCTCCCTCATTATGTACAGCACCATGTGGTGTTCCTTTTGAGTGTGTTCCACAATATTCACATCCAGTTTTACGACGTCGTGTACATTGTTCATTATTCGCGCGTAATGCGTTGCATCTGTTTGTTACTGGAATTGCATTTTTGATTCTTTTTCTTTTAATAAAATCGTCCTTTACCAATAATAGTCGTTCAAAATCGTATACATATTGTAACAATTCACTTCTATCGTTATTAGCAATAGACGTTTTCTCATTAATTTTCTCACATATTTTTGTTTTTAAATCACCAATATAGGTTTCAATTTTACTATTAATACGTCGCTCCATGATATATATAATAATATATTATGAAGTTATTATAAATCAATTTTTTAAATTATATATTCTCCAATGACTTAAACAGAATCGTTTAACTCAACAACAGCATCTGTAGACTCGATGGACTCTGTTTTATCAGTATAAATATCAGACATTTCTTTAATTTCACACACTTTATCGGGGTCAACATCATTATATTGGATGCGTCTGGTTAAATAGGCAGACAAGAATATGTTCTTATCGGTAGCAGTGGTAGTCTGTGTATCATTTAATTTTAATCCCATAAATAAACCATTTGTAATAAATACTGTTAATGTTTTATCGTCCAAGTAATTTTCAAAGATAACAAAACCACTTAATACCATATTGATTAAGTATCCAATCATAGCGAGTTGTCCACTTCTTGCATAATACTTGTCCCAAAACCAAATGCAGTTTCTTTTTTCTTCGGGTAAACGAACTAATGCTTCACCAACCGCGTCATTATCTCTGGGTAATTCAGGATTTATATGCAAATAATCAATAAGTTTTGTTTCACGTCTTAATTCTGCAAAATACATATGTAAAAATAGGACGAAGACAATAACATTAAATGAGAATGCACTGTATTTCATATCATCACCAGTGCTAACAGCATCACTCATTCCACAAATATGGTCTCCGCATTTTTGTGGTACAAAAACAACCAAAAAGGAACCCATTAAAGCTCTGTAAAATTCAGTTATAAAAGCAATATACATACCTACTTTTTGTTTGAAATCTTGGTCACTCACGTTTTCCTTTAAAGATTCCAAACATGTAAGTTTCTTTACTTCTTCGGTTTTTTCTTTGGGTGCATCAATCATTTTAGAGTGTTCGGCACTTTCTGTATCCATTACAGTTTATATATTCAAAACATATTTTTATTTTAAAATTTATACAAATTGTACTAAATAAAATATATATAATTTTATTTCCACACATTAATATAAATGGCAACACAAAAAAAATATAAATATCCAAAATATACTTCTTCGGGAAAATCTACTTTTTTAGCTTTAACCACTCCTACGTATGCACGTAAAAAAAATAAAAGAGATGAATTAGATATAGAAATTAGAACTCTAAAAAATTATTTCAGGGATAAAGATCAAGAAGGGATTAATGCTACTTGGAAAGATGTTAATCCTGTAAAACGCAGTCCAACAATAAGAACAAGATTAAATGAAAAATCAAATGGTGGACGAAAACGAAATAGTACTAAGAAAAAGAGACGTAATAAAACAAAGAAAAAAACTACAACAAAATAATATTGATAAACACAATTTCTAATAAAAAATATTTATATACTTTTTATTAAAATTTTCATACATAGTTAATTAAAACATTTTATGTAATTTAGTAAATACTTCAGCAGCAACGATACATACGTCTTTTAAATTATCTGCAACCAAACCTTTATCTGTTACTTCTGCATATGCAACGCGTATAATACTATCGGTATCATGGGGATGCAACTTTTTAAATCCACAAAAGGTCAATCGTTTCTGGTCTATAAAGAATTTCTCATACAAAATATACTCAAGAACCTTTCCAATTGTATAATCTTCATTTTCAAGTACAATATCATATGAAAAGTCCATATTAGTTTCACTTAGCTTTATCATTACCATGCCAGAATCAATTGAGTTAACCAAATCTGTTAACTTTTTATGTAACACTTCACACGCTTTTTTAATAATATCTTTATTCTCATAAACACCTACTGATTGGATTGTATAATCAAAACTATCTTGTTTAAAATATCTTTGTGCATCCAATAAATAGAAGTTGCGTTTCTGTATTTCTAATTCTTCTGCAGTTAATCCATCTGCTCTTATTTTATTTTCATGGTCTTCCCATACTGTTTTAGCTTTTACTGAGTCAATTGTATTTCCATAAGAACATGTAGATACTACATTAAACATACTATTTTCATTTGCACTATTAACCGAAAATTCCGCGGACAATTTCAGTTTTTCGCCTGGAATTGTATTTCCAATCTTTGGACGTAATCTTACAAAATCAATATACATATTTGTACGTGGACAGGGAGGGAATATTTTCATAGTTTCATTTCGTGTCAAATAATTATCTGTATTTTTATTACGAATACGGAAATCTTCGGTGGTAACATATTTCATAGTATCGGTATCATTTTCTACGTCTATGTCTAATACATAATTACCTGGCAATATTTCCAAATCGGTCATATGAATAGGAATACAGCTTAATCTATGTTTTAAAATTTCATTGTGTAATCGGGATGTATTTGTATGAATAATACATTGTTTATCTTCATATACTTCCGTATGAAATACTGTTGTCGGTATATCATTAATAATGGTACGACGTAATGCATTTGCTAAACTTACATTTATATTACTAAGTGTAAATTTAAATGTAGTTTCGTCATTTATGATATTTGAAAGGGAAGGGTCCATTATTTATATAAAAGGTTATATATTTATATACATTATAAACATATAAATCTCTATCAATTTTTTAAGCATTATCTAAAATATACCTCTCAATAAACTGAGTCCTTTCTTCTACAGTCAATAACCCAAAAATAAAATGTACTTTACGAGAAATGGTTGTTATATCTGTTGATAGAAATGGAACCATTTTTTGTAATAATTCTATATTATTTAACTTTTTATTTCCGTAATACCGTCTCCATAATGTAAAACATAGAGGTAAATCATCTATAGAAATATTATTTACTTCATCGGGATTATCATGGACAATATAAAGTGGAATTTCTGTAAGTAGACAAAATTGTTTCAAATCGTGCAATAAAATATTATTATTATACTGTGTACCGTATACATTATCTAAAATATTCTTATCTGTATGATAAGTCCGGATATCTCGTAATAATTCTTTATTCTGCAATTGATATGTATATGGAATAATACACCATAAGCGTAATTCCAATGGTAAATTCTGTATTCGCTTTGTTAATGTATTCATCTATATAATATCTATTGAAGACTTTATTTACATTTATAATATTATGTAAATGTAAATAATATTTAATCAAATATTTTGCCAACAGTATCTATTTCCTTATTTAATAAATAATCAAAGTTGCCGTCAGGTGTATTGTGAGTACGTATTTCAAATCTACCTGGGTTATTCTGTACCGCGTTCTCTGCATCTACTCTTGCTATATTACTTAAATACATAGATTGTCCATCCTGACGAATATAATAATATTGTCCTGTATTAGCAGATTTATATAATCCAGAAGGTTCATCAACAATCCATGTAAATACTTTTTTTTTACTATCAAGCATATAAGGTCTATATTGATTAGTTTTCGATTGTCCTATTGTAATATGTTCATTTGCATTCGCCAATTTATGTGCATCGGTATAACTAATTGTTTCAGTTGATGTCGTAGGTCCATCCCCGGCTGCTGGTGGCATAGTAGTTGCACGAATCTTTTGTGCAGGTGGTTCTGGTAACATTTCGGTAGTTTCCCCTACTTTTCGTTTTTGTACAGGTGTTTTTGGTCGTAAAGCAGCCTCCGCTATAGCTTTTTTCATGCGGGCACGCTCTCTTAATTTCTGCTTTTTATTATGTTTACTTTCATCAGCTTCAGCATCTCTTGTTCGCTTTTCTGCAGCAGCTGCAATTTCTCTTTTTTCCTTTTCTTCAGCATCTCTTATTAACTTGTTCTCTTTCTCAATATTTTGATTCAATTCGGCAATTACAGATGTTCTATCTTTATTTGTTTTCTTCATCTCCTTTTGTATATCTACTTCGTATTCATCACTTTCCTCGTATTCGTGTTTATTTGCTTTTTCCCAGCTCGCGTTCCATTTTTGTATATCATATATTTCCATATTATTCGTCTCCCCCTCCCATAAATTCTCTTCATGGTCTAATTCGGCTACAATGCCTGGTATTGAAAAATCTTCTACCAACATATCAGTCATCTTTCTACCTGATTTGGGTTTTGCATCTTCCCATCCATGCCATTTGGTTTCAATATATCTACTTAAATTTCCTATACGTGTATCGAGTACATATTCAATATTCGATCTGGGATTATATTCATCCCCTTGTGCAACTGGACCATCATCATGATAAGCAGCACGTGCCCTTGCTGTGCGGTTTTCAATCTCATCAAGGCGAAAATCTTTATGAGGATATTCTTCTGGTTTCCATTCTCGGTTTACCCAATCAAATTCATCATCTATCGCTTGTTCCATATCAGGATCAATCCTGCCTGCACGACTAGAAGCTTGAACAATTTTGTCAGTTAATTCGCCAAATTGTTCATCGCGTATCGCTTTTTGTTCATCCCACTTATCTAATTCTGGCTGCATCTCTTTCTCTATTTTATTAAATATAGAGTCTTCTATAAGTTTTGGAAATGTTGCAAACTTTTGTTTCTTCTTCTCTCTTTGTTTTTTTGTATCCGTAGGTTTTGCCTTTAACGCTTGCACATCTGCCCGTTCATTATAAAACCTATTAATAGCCTTCTCATACATCTCTATATCTTTTTCTTTTTTACTCTCAGCAGTATATTTTGGTGTTGGTAAGGTTGCAAATGTATCTACCTCTACATTATGTCTTTTTACTCGTCCATCTTCTTCATAAATATGATAAAAATAGTTATCCTCGTCATCAGACGACTCAGGTGAAGGTGTTTTTTTCACTGTTTTTTTTTTCGTTTTTGCTCCACCTTTACATGACCTATTCTTAGAACGTTTTGCCGTACCAGATTTCTTCTTTTGAGTATTCTTTAAAGATTTCTTTTTTAAGGTCTTCGTTGAAGATTTAAAAGGCATATTATATAGTATCTATAGATTTGTATTTTGTTATATTCTGCGAACTGCTAAATAAAAGTCATTATATTATGGTTTAATATAATGGCACTAAAGTTATTTCTAACATTCCCTTTGTTTACAAACTGGATTTTGTTTACACGAAAATGTACAATTATTTTTTGCCTTTTGTTTTGCTTCTGCTTCTGCTGCTCTATTTCTTGCATAATTTGCGTCTGCTTTTGCTTTTGCTGCTTTTGCTGCTCTTGCTGCTTCTTCTTTTGCTTTTGCTTTTGCTACACGTTCTTCTGGCGATAAAGCTGCTTCTGCTGCTGCTCTTGCTGCTTCTTGTTCTGCTGCTGCTTCTGCTACTGCTTTTGCTGCTTCTTGTTCTGCTGCTGCTTCTGCTTCCTGTTTTGCTGCTTCTGCTGCTTCTTGTTTTGCTGCTGCTTCCTGTTTTGCTGCTGCTTCTGCAATTTTATCTTCCTCAGGTTTTTCTATAATATTACCATCCTTAAATATTAAATTTTTCGGGTCTGCTGACAGATTTCTATCTTTAAAAGATTTTAATAATTTAATTTCGTCATCTTTTAACACCATACTATCTTCTCCTTTATTTTTATCCTGTGTTACTGTTCCTTCTATTAATATATAATTTAAATTTGTGGGAAATCCCTTTTCTGCAGCATTTGTTACCATATCACCTTTTATTAGATCAAATCGTTTAAAATCCCCTTCTTTATTGTGTATTTCTGCATTGTATGTTTCTTTTACCATATTATAAATTTGTGTACCTGATTTTATAACTAATTTCTTTGGTCCTCCAAACAATCCCAAAAACCCACCAGATACTTTTTTAATATTTTTTCTGGAACCCTTTTTTCTTAAAGTCTTGGCTTTTCCAGATTTCTTGGAAGCACTTTTTTTTGAACTTTTTTTTGAACTTCTTTTACGAGAATATCCCATATACAATACAATATACATTACAAATAGATATTATATGAAAATTTTATTGGTTTACAAACATCATAGCAACTACAACGAAAAACAATATAACTGGTAACAATAAAATCAACCAAGCAATACTTGAAGCTCCCGCTCTACACATCAAGTTCAATATCCAAGTCCAAAATAGAATATAAACAATATTAATGATAAAAATAGCGGTAACACTGGTCACATCACATTCATATGCACCTAAACAGAATACATTCACATTATTCAAATTTTGAATATACATTACAATTAATAGTATCATAGAAATCACCAA